ATATGTTGTAGCAAGTTTTCGTCCTATCGTCACATACACTCTCTTATAGCCTGCTGCTTGAGCTTTCAGCAGGCATTGTTTGAAGTGCCTTGTTATTTTCATTGAATCTTGCCTCCTTCCGCCTGTTTATTTTGTACAGTTTCTGCCATATTCCGCCTGCTTTGTAGGTATGCAAGCCAAACGTTGACTGCTTTGTAAAAACAAAAAAAGAAAAGGAAGGCGGAATAAACCGCCTTCCTTGAGTTGTTTATTAATCGTCTGCTATCACCTCCTCTTTTTCTACTAATTCCCAATATTGTTGCATTGCTTTAATATAGATAATCCAATACGCCAGCCTTGTGATAATATCTGTTGTGTCTATTTTGTCAAGCCCCTTATTCCTAATCTTCCAATAGCTCCTGTGCGATGCGCTCTGCCATGTACCACACAAGCAAATTTTTAAATTCCCAATCGTCTGCTATGTTGTCAGTATTAAGAAATTCAGCAATAAATTTTAAAATACTGTCATAGCCTGATTCTTGAGCATCCTCATAAAGTGCGTCCCAAATCTCATTGCTAAACTTATCATACAACTTAGCGGTTTCGGTGTAGTATATTAACCCACTAAAGCCACTTGATACACCATGAATAACCATATCTTTAAGGTCTTGTCTTGTAAAATTAGCTTTCATCCAGTCTCTAAATGTTTTTGACCGCACAATCATTTTTTATTTACCTCCTCTTCTAATTCTAATTTATCTAATTCCCAAGCCTTCATAGGTCTGATAATTTCAAACACTCGAAACGCCGTTTCCTCATCCTGTGTTGCCTCTGCTATCACCTCTTCTTTTTCTACTAATTCCCAATTTAGTCTTCATTTTCGCTTTCCTCCTCCCTTCGGGTTTTTATTTTCTTTTCAAATACTCTTCCCAAACTTCCATCCAGTCTCGTGCTGTTGGCATCTCAAGCGCAAGCTGGACAAGCTCTGCTTGAACTCGTTCGATGTCTTCATATCGTCTGTATCCCGTGAGTGTTGCTATTGTTCCGTCTGACAAGCCCAAGCAATCTTGCACAACGTCGCTGATTTTTTCTTTTGTTCTTATCATTGCTATCATCCTCCCTTCGAGTTTGTGTCTATAGTATATATTGCCTATCCTGGTTTGTCAATCATAATTTATACATTTTCTTTATATTTTTTTATTCTTATTATTTATGCAGTATACACTTTTGTTATTCGCTGCATGCATTATTGCTTGTGTATTATATGTTGTACATATTGTATACAGCCCTTTTGTCGGTGGTGTGTGCTGTATGTTGTGTTTGGTTATGAGATATTCTGCATTGTGTATACGAGATACAAAGAACAGTGAGGAAGGGGGGGCTGTTTTGTGTGCAATTTGCGAGGTATGGGGGGAGGGGGGATTTGGTCGGCGGGCGAGGCGGAGGTACCCCACCTCCACCCTACGGTCAATTTTCAACTTTTTAGGCCCTTCTACCCTATTGACAACACCCCACCAATGTGGTTTAATTAACCTAACACCAATTTCCTCCTTTCGGGTTGGTTGATAGATGCAACACCTTCTGCACCCCACCACACCAAATGTGGTGGGGTAATTTTATTGCCGCCATACATATCAAATATTCACCTTGACAAAAACTCAACAATGCTTTAATCTAAAATCAGAGGGGAGGTGTACCCAATGAAGAAAACTCAATCCAAACAATTGTTCACCGAAAAAGAACGTGCAGTCATCAACCTTGTGGCTGCAGGAGTAAACGATGTGGTTAAAGCCTGTCGTATGGTAGGGTACGACAACCCCGCAGAAAAAGCACAGGAGCTACTCTCCAGAGACGATTTTTACTTTGCCATCGAAAAAAGTGCAGACCCTGAGGCCGATGTGGTAGTCAAGTCGCAGACAGCAAGGAAAAGGTTTTGGGCCCGCATAATGAATGACACCGAAACCAGCCCAAAGGACAAAATTCGTGCTAGTGAACTCCTCGCCAAGGCTAGCGGTGATTTTGTGGATCAGGTCAATGTAAACTTCAGCCCTGCTAGTTTGTTAAGTGCTCTTGAGAAGCACCTTGAAGAGGGTTAATCATGCAGATCAACGAGCGGCTGATCAGTAAATTTGCATCATATCGTAAAGATCCAGTCCTCTTCGTTAAAGAGATCTTTGGCGCCACACCAACAACACAGCAAGAACAACTGCTCAAAGCGATAGCTAAAGATAATGCACATGTCGCTGTAAAGAGCGGACATGGCTGTGGGAAAACTTCTTGCTTAGCTTGGGCTTTAATGTGGTTTTTATGGACAAGGTTAGACGTAGAAATACCATGCACAGCACCCTCAGCTCACCAGCTGAATGACGTGTTGTGGTCAGAGATTGATTCGTGGAGACTTAAGATGCCCAAAGAAATGGCTGAGGCAACAATAGTCACTCGAGACAGAGTTACCATAGAAGGATGTGGCAAGAAACAGTACGCCGTTGCTCGTACAGCACGCCGTGACCAGCCTGGTGCATTACAGGGCTTCCACGCCAAGAATCTCATGTTTCTCATAGATGAGGCAGCTGAAGTACCTGACGAGATATTTGAGGTTATGAGAGGTACGCTTACTACAAGCAACGCTAGAGTCGTTATGACGGGTAACCCAACTATGGTAACTGGATATTTCTACGAAGCCTTCCACAGCAACCGCAGGTTGTGGACAACTTTTACTTTTTCTTGTATCGATTCACCGCTAGTTACTAAGGAATACGTAGAACTTATGAAGCAGGAGTACGGCGAGGACAGTGACCAATACCGTGTCAGAGTGCTTGGTGAGTTCCCGAGCGCCTCGGTGCAGCAGTTCATACCACTTGAGTTGGTCGAGGCAGCAATACATAGATTTCTGCATGAGAGTGAATACAACTTTGCCCCTGTGATCCTCGGTGCTGATGTTAGCTACTTTGGTGATGATAGTAGTTGTTTATTTTTGCGACAAGGGTTATACTCAGAGAAACTATGGGAAGGTACTGATATAGACACTCTTGAATACGCTGACAAAATATATAGGTTTGCCATTGAAAGAAATGCTGATAAAATATTTGTAGATGTAACAGGCGTAGGGGCAGGTGTGGTCGACCAGTTGAGGCGCATGGGTATGAGTGACAAGGTCGTTGGTGTTAATAGCTCAGCAGCATCGAGCCGTCCAGAGCTTGCAAACAAACGTATGGAGATGTGGTACGAGATGAAGGAGTGGTTGAAGGAAGGCGGCACCATTCCTGATGACAAAAAATTGCGTGATGACTTGGTTACTCCATATTATGATTACCACAGGCAATCTGGTAAGATGAAGCTTGAGTCAAAGCAGGCTATAAAGAAAGTACGTAAGTTGCCCAGCCCTGACAGAGCTGATGCATTGGCCTTAACATTTGCTTACCCAGTAGTAAAGAGGCTAGGTGTTAATGGTGATAGATTTTTTGTCTCAGGCGGCAGGTCTCGGTCCATTGGTGGAGGGCCGCATGCTGTGCTTATTAATAATTAGAAATGGAGGTATAAATAATGTGCGGATTGTTTAGTACCCCAACGCCACCCCCAATAATTGAACCACCTCCTCCTCCTGTAATGGAGCAGGGCACTGAGCGTGAAGAAGTTGGTAAAGACCTTGAGCGTAGACGGGCAGCAGCAAGGAGAGGATTTGAGTCTACGTGGCTTACAAGAGGAAGCAGGACTGGTGTACCAGGTGGAGGGGCGGCCACTCAGCAACCACAACAACCACAAACAGTATTACGTAAGACTATGGGGGCGTAACTTATGGAACTGCCTGGTGTGACCGATATACAAAAGTATAAGAAACGGCATAAAGAGCTACTCTATAATAGGTCGCATTGGGAGCCTATATGGAAGGACTTGTGCAGTTATGTCCTGCCACAGTATGGCCGTGCTTTGTACCCAGGTTTTGAAACCAGACCCAGACGTGGCGATGAGGACATGGTTACGTCATGGCCTACGCTTGCAGCACGTGTCACTGCGGCAGGACTTCAAAGTGGGATGACATCTAAATCAAGGCAGTGGTGGCGTGCCAGTCTGCCTGATCCTGAGATGGCTAGATTCCCTGCAATACGTCGATGGTTGGATGAAGTTACTTATCGTATGACTTTTGTAATGGGGCAGAGCAATTTTTACGAAGGCACATATGGTGTATGGAGTCAGGCCCCAACGTATGGCACAGGTGTTACTGTATTCCTTGAAGATTTTGAAGACGTCATACGAGCGCATACATTGATGATTGGCGAATATGCGCTGGCTTCTGATTATACATTAAGAAATAATACATTATATAGGTCTTTCTATATGCGTACGTGGGAGTTAGTAAATACTTTTGGCAAAGAGAATGTATCGCGACAAGTTAGGAATGAGTACGACCGCAACAATACTGAGCAATGGCACCACATTATTCATGCCATAGAGCCAAACGACGATCGTATTCGTGACGGTAGAAGTAATAGAAATATGCCATATAGGTCTGTATATTTTGAAGCTGAAGTCTCGGAAGACGATGAAGGAGTACTTGAGGTAAAGGGGTTTGAGGAGAAACCGTTCGCCACATTCAGGTGGGAGATAGCTGGTAGAGATGATTATGGTTTCGGGCCAGGGTGGGTGGTTTTGCCTGACTGTAAAGAACTTCATGCTACGCTGAGAGACAGAGGAGTAGGTATAGAAAAATCAGTTAATCCACCGCTTCAAGCCCCCGTTGCTGATATGGACAAGGTAGTAAATGCAGCACCAGGTGGACTGTCGTTTTACTCAACTATGCAGCCTGGCGGAGGAATTAAGCCCCTGTATGAGGTTGCCCCTGACCTTAATGGCATACAATTAAGTTTAACCGAATTGAGACAACTAATAGACCAAGCATATTACAAGGATTTATTCTTAGCGTTGATGGCCAGGTCTACAGGTAGCGCAGAGAAGACAGCTCGTGAGGTTGTGGAGATACAGCAGGAAAAGCTCTTGATGTTATCACCAGCTCTTGAGCGAGCTGATGAATACTTAGATGATGCAATCAACAGGATATTTGGCATTATGCTTAGAGGTGGTTTGTTGCCACCACCGCCGCCAGACATTGTAGACCAAGAGATAACTATTGAATATGTATCGATACTTGCCCAAGCTCAACAGATGATAGAATCAGCCAAGATAGAGCAGGGATCAGCATTCATCGCACAGCTATCCAGTTTATACCCTGAAGCTAGAGATATATTGGATCCTGATGCTATAGGTGAAGGATATTTATCTGCAATCCAGATACCGCAAAGAATGCTTAGAGATCCTAGAGTTCGTGAACAAATTAGAAGAGAAAGGGCTGAAGCTGAAAGACAAGCAGCACAAATGGCTCAGATGCAGCAGATTATAGAACAAGGGAAGACATTATCTGAGGCTGATATGAGTGGGCAGAATGCACTGAGTGCTTTGATTGAGGGTGCTATAGGTGGTATTAGATGAACAAAAATCCTAGAAAATATACTGTTACTGATCATGAAGGGGCAGAAAAGCAAAGACTAAGAGAACAAATTGTTAAAGATATGCATATCAATGACCTTGCCGAAATAGTTAAAACAGAATCTGGGAGGAGGTGGGTGTATTCAATACTTGAACGGTGCCATGTATTTCATCCAGTTATGACTGGTAATAGTTACACTTTTTTCAATGATGGTATGAGGCAAATAGGTTTGATGATCATAGAAGAACTAGCAGGTGTCGATAGGGATTTGTTTGGCAAGATGTTCGCGGAATCATTTAAATGGAACGAACAAGTAGAAGCAATATTACACAATTGGGAGGAAGAAAATAATGACTGAAGAGCTTAACGCCAATATCGAGGCACAGACAAACACTGAACCCTCGAGTGAAGGCGAGAAGGCGGTAGAGCAAAAATCAGCCTCTGGTGAGGTTAAACCTGAAGCTGCGGAAAAGCCTGACTCTGCAGAGAAACCTGCAGAAGAAAAGCCAAAGCCAGAGGTACCTGAATCATACGAATTTCCTGAAGACCTTAAGCTTACCGAAGAAGAAAAGGTTAAATATACTGAGCTTTTAAGAAAACATGGAGCAACCCAGGAAGCTGCTAACGACCTC